ATGTTAATGTATCAGAAGAACCAGCAATTGTCTGTCCTAATTGATAGGCAAAATTAAATCCATCTTGTGCAAATTGCAAATTGTTTGCACCTTTACCAGATAAATATGCTTGACCAACAACTGTTCCTCCTGTAATTGTTGTAGTTCCTGTTAAATCATATTCTACATTATCAGAATAACTGGTATATGAAAATGCTGTACTTGGTGTAGCATTGAGTCTTAATTCTATTTGAAAATCAGAATTAGATATAGCTGATGCTGCAATATCAATTGGAATAATAACCGCATAAGGTCTTCCTGATTTAATTCTAATCGTTGCTAAATTATAATACGTTCCGGCTGTGGTTAAATTAACACCACCTAATGATGCTGTTCCAATAGATTGTCTTAAACCTTCTGGTGCATAACCTCCTTCAATCATAGCAGTTGAACACACTTGTTGTAATACTGCTGCACCTGATATAGTTCCTGTTGTTTCAATTTCATATCGAATAGGTAAGTTTGCAGTTTGCATGTAGACAGTTGTTAAATCATTTGCATTTAAAAATGTATGAGCAACAATAAATTTACCGTCAATAACAAAACCAACTCGTACCGCTCCCATACCTAACCATTCATAATCCGTAAATAAAATTGTGGCCTTATCTACATTTAAAGTATATCCACTCGCACCACTACCATCTAGTTTATCACCATTCCAAGAAGATTGAGATATTTCAGTATCGACTGCAGATCCAGTCACATATGTTCGTCTTACAATTTTTAATGTAGTGCCATCAGCATAAAAAAATATTCCATTGTTTGCATCAAACGTTCCTACTTTTTGTTTAAGATCTGTTTCTGGAGTATTCATCACAAATGTATTTAATATTAGTAATGATTTACCCGGTTGATAGGACATCACTCTTTTTGATTGTCGAATTACTTTATCACCACTAGCTGTGGTTACATTTAAATTTACTGTAGATTTATTGGATGTATAAGTAACTGTTCCTGATCCTGTTAAGTCTTCATCAAAGAGATTGTTCTTTGACATCACATTTTTAGAATCAAATATAGTAAGTGGATTAGATACTCTTAATCTTCCAAATGCATCATAAGCAGTAGAGCCATCTCCACCACCAATTACAGTTGGTTCAACATTAACGTTGTTACATCCTTGAGACATTAACAACCATACCTTGTATTAAACCAAGTAAATCGTTCTACTTCTTGTTTTAGTTCTTCTTGAAAAGCAAAGTTTAATTGGTTCTTTAATGTTTCTAACGATGAAGTAATTTGTCTTTGATTAGTTACTTCATATTGTTCTTTAGGCTCTGGAATATATACTGTTATTTTTGCCATTATCTTCTACCATCGGGTTGAAAGTCAAATCTAAATAATCCTAGTCTCCAGTTTTCATTTACAGAATCATTTTCAATTTTTAATGCAGCAAGTCTTGCTCTAGCTCGTGTATCTATTTTTTCTGTAGAACTATTTATTGTAAATGGTCCTAAAGGAGAGCTTATTTGTGTGTCTGAAGGATAATCTCTTAATTGCATTGTAACTTTAGCATTACCTTGTAACACCTTAAAGTCTGGAACAAATCTTCTTATTTTTATAAAGAATTCACCATCTCCATCAACATCTAAATCAAAATCTCCAGATTCAATAAATGCTGCTATAGCTGTTGTATTACCATTAGCATCTACTTCATTAACCCCTGTTTCATGTTCATAATAAATTGATTTCCCTTGCCCTGCTGTAATACCATTTACTGTAGGAAAATTAGGTGCACTGTTTTGTATAAATTTAGTAGCATAAGGTTTATCAAATATCACTTGATCTGCATAAGAACTTCTTGCTAATGTTCCAGTTACCCATGTTTGTTCTAAGTAATTATATACAACCATTCTATTTACAAAAGCACTTGAAGCATCTGGATAAAACCATATTATTTCATTAAACAAACTATTATGAGACGCAAATACTTGTTGCCCTGCGTTTGGATTTAAACCAGGATTGTTACCTGTTGTTTTAAATACAAAATCCTCTACAGAACATAGCATTCTTTTTACAGATCCATCATAAACAAAAAATCCACCTTCATCTGACATCCAATAAACAGTCGTATCTACAAACACCATTGCATTTTTGCCAATAATACCACAGTTAGATCCAACTTGTCTTACTGAAAACGTAAAAGGTGGACCGACAAATTGCATAATGTAAGCTGACGTATCTGTACCAACAAAGGTATAATCTTTACCTTGAACTGCAGCTCGTATTTCAGTTCCAGAGTCTAATTGAAAAGTTCCAGCTGTGTTTACAGATGTAGGTTGATAATCTGTTCTGTCCTCTTGATCTGAAAATCTTATAAACATTTTATCTTGTGAAAGAGGTGAACCTATAGTTGTTTCGGTCCCTAAATGAAATAAATGCCTGTCTCGATCTGAAACAATTGTCATTACAGATGCTGTAGGATTATTTGCAATACTAGTTGCTCTAGTGTCAAGAGCCGATGAACTTGTGTTTAATGGAGACCATTCAAAAGATCTACCGTTATGAACAGTGGCTATCAATATTTGACCATAGTTATCAAGTGACCACATTCCAGGATCCAAGAATGTATTGGTAGTTGATCTTGGTGTGCCCCAAGTAGATCCACCCCATAAACCTGCACCCCAACCAAATCCTCCAGTTTGAACTAAATCTCCAATTTGAATATAAGGTAATAAATCTAAAGTACCATCGTTCGTGGCTCCTGTTCCAGTTTCAGCTGTAGGCATTTGTATTGTAAAAGTCGTTGCACTTAAAACTGATTGAACCTCAAATAATATGTCATCAAAATCTGTAGCTGTATAATCAGTATCTGGAGAAGTAAAAGAGCCTGCGTTTTCGAATGTAAGAATATCTCCTGCTTCTAAATCATGAGCGCTGCTAGTAGTTATTGTAACTGTTGTAGATCCATTTGTTGTTGTAATATTAGCCCCCGTTTGTTCTCGGTCTGGGTCTATTGGAGTAATGTCATAAAATTGACCTGAGTAGTAAATATATAAACATCTATTCGTACCAATGGCGTTATATTTTCTTCCATCTAAATCTGTAAAAGTATGTTGGGCTCTTGCTACTCCTATTAATTCTGAAGATGTTTCCTGTACCCAACCTCCTATTTTTTCAGGTTGACCATATCTAAAACGTACATTATCCCCATCCACCCAATTGTTTTCGTTTTGAGTATCGGTTAATTGTTTATTAAAACCAGGTCTAAAAGGTACTTTTGTTAAAGCCATAATTGTATTTTACAATAAATTGTATTGTTAGTATAGAACCTTGAAATTATTATAAAGGATGCAGTGGGGTGGTATGGTGGTATCCACTGCATCCATCATAATACACTATTTTTTAAACCAGGAAGGCAGCCCTAAATGAGGTCTTTTATCGAACATGTTATCTTTAGCTCCTTTGGTTTTACGATTATTATAATGTAAAAACACTTGAACACATTCTTTACCTTTAAAAGGTTCTCTCCAATGCTCTAACTCGCAACCAGAATATACTAACATATCTCCTGGTTTTAAGTCTACCTTAATGCCTTTTTTACCTGTTTCTCCAGAAGGCTCTAGATAAATTGGCCAAGCATCACCTCCTAAATTCATAGTGGTAGATATTTCGCAGCTAAATCTATCTTTGTGTCTTTTTAAAACATCACCATGTTTATAAATTCTTGCATAAGTATATGCAGGATATAATTTTAATCCTGTTGTTTTTTCCATAATAGGTTGACACTTTAATAATAAAGTTTCCATAGCAATATCAGAATAAGAAGAATAAGTATTTGGAATTTGTTCATCTTGTCCTTCATAATATCCTAATAAAGTTTCATAGGGAGAAATATAATTAGTACTACGACAAGTATCAAATACTTGTTTTTTCATTAAAAAATAATTTGCAACAAATGTAGCTAAATCTTTTGAGATTGCTTGTCTAATTACTGTATATTTGTTTTTTTTAAATGACATCTTTAGCCATCTCTTTTGGTACAGCTTGAATGTTCCAATGTATAAATCTAAATGGTTCTACACCATGATCTACAGCATACTCATGCTCTAGATATCCTGGAAATATAATTAATGTTCCAGGCTGTACTTTAAAATTAACTAATTCAGTTCCATGAAAAACACTTTTACTTGGTTTAAGTTTTAATTTTGTAGCACGTGCACCTGTCCGTGGTTCGTGAAAAATTGGAAAAGAAGTTTTGTCCGAACACTTTAAAAAATAAAACCCAGAGACATGTTGATTCCAATGAATGTGAGCAGAATGATGACCTCCACCTTTTTTAGCAAATTCTTGTACCCATAATTCTGAAAAAAAAGTTTGATAAAGTTTCATATCAAAACCTTGCCAATCTAAAAACTCCCAAGACTTTTGACCAATATAATTTCTAAAATCTAAAAAATTATTATCCATTGTTAGAGCTGTTGAATGATAAGATCTTCCAAAATCACCATGTTTTTTTATATATTCTTTTTCTCTTTTTTTAGCATCTTTAATATACTGGTTAGATGCTTTATTAAGTGATTTAATAAATTCTGGTTTATGTTCAATCCAAATTGGTGTTTTAAAATATTCTTCAATAATCATGTTATTTAAATGGATATCCAAGGTTCCACATTACCAATGAATATCGTACTCCTTTCGTTACAGGTTTAACTCTATGCCATACAAATGAAGGAAATACAATAATAGATCCTTTCGGAAGTATTTCTTTTGCTTGCTTTAAATGTTTAGCTTCTTCTCTCATATGGGGTTCATAGTTTCTAAAATCAAATTCTAATTCACCCCCTTCATATTCAGACCCATCAGTGAGTTGACAAGTCATTGAAAGTTTTCTTATTTTACCATGTTCTTCAGTATTAGGTTTATCATAAGGTTTATCCCAAGAAT